GGCCGACAATCTTCATCATCCGCTGCGTCTGGCTCGCCGTGTTAGGATCAGCCTGCGGGGTCAGGTCAACCTCATTCAAGGCATTCAAAAAGGTCTGCTCGTCCCAAGGATAGGTCGGCACCTTGTTGCGCTGCCAGAAGCTCTCAGGGTTCTCGCGGAAGCAATCCACCAGCAACCTGAACTCTTCAGCCTGCGCCGCATGCATACGCTTGTGGACGCTGTTCAAAACCTTTGTTGCCTGATCAATCATCGCCAGCGTTGTGCCGACAGGCGCATCCTGCTTGCCCTCGCCAACAGCCATCTCAGCCGTTCCGCCAACACGCTGGCCAGTCTCGACCATGTTCTGCACCAGCGACATCATTGCGCCGCCGGGCTCTTTGTACGGCAACGGCATGATGGCCTGATTGATCGGCAGGCCGCCTGTCTTAACCGACGCACCGCCGCCCGGAGGAACGCGGAAGATGTTGGTGTTCTGACGAAGGCCCGTGTCGGCGATCAGGAAGCCCGGAAAGTTCGCGAACATGCCCGCGTCAAGCATCTCGCGCCAAGCTGCCGTCACGGCGTTCGTGGTATTGCCAAGGATGTGAAGCAAGCCGATGTCGTAGAAGCCCATGCCCGGCACGAAAGTATATTTCACGAAAGTCTTTCGCGCCTCCGGAAGCGCATCGCCTTCCGGCTCATCGTAGTTCCGGACAATCGATAGGATCTCGCGAGAGGAAACGTCGATCGTCACGCGATAAGGAATATCGAGGCCAGTGATCTCGCCACGGCGCTTATGTTCAAAGCCATGAACATTCAGTTCGCAATAGCACTCGAAGATTTCACGATCACGGTCTTCAGCCCGCATCGTGTTGTCAGATATGCCTTGCTGATCCCTCTGAGCGCGCTGGGCAGCATCTAGAGACGGCATTGAGGGATCGACAAGGTCGATATCCCGATAGACGCCCAGCAGTTGCAGGCGCTTCACCGTCGAAGGCTTCAGATAGGTCCTATGCGTAACACGGCGAGCATTATCGAGATCGGTCGCCGCGTTGTTGACGATCAAATCATCCGCATCGACGGTCTCGCTAACCGGGCGATTTCGTAACGGACAAAAGTAAACCTTCTTGAAGGCTGTCCCGCCAAAGCCCAGCATGAACAGCATGCGGTCGGTGTCAGGATAATATTCGCTCGCCGTCGTCGTCAGATAATGGTTCAGGTCGCGCTGCAACGCATTGGCAAGCTGGTCCTGTTGCAACGACGCATTGTTGCCATCATTCCTGATCTTGACCGGACCGTCTGTCGGCAGAAGCTCAGATCGGGAGTTGGCCTGAAAGCGCAGGACAGCCTCCAGCAATAGCGGGTGACGAACCTTGCTCATGCCCTCGACAGGAGCGCCATCTGGCGCACCCCCGAGGCCGGGTATCTCGATCTTGAGGCCCAGCAGCTTGATGCCCTGCGCCCGATCATCCACCCACTCACGGCGGGACTGGATGTCCTCGTCA